AAAACTATCCAGAACAATAATGGCTAGAAGACATGTTACTTTTGTCTATTTAGAAAAACCTAGAAAAAGAAGACCTGGTGTTCATGCTAAAACCAAATCTTCTAAATGTAAATCTTCTAAAAATTATCTTAAACGATATCGAGGTCAAGGGCGATAAATAATTTATATCTTTGTAGTTAAATATAATTTAATCTAATGGATATAAGAAAGATTTCTATAGGGCCAGATTATAAGTCTAGCTCAATGCACTATATCGTAGGGCAAGAAGTGTTGGGTGGAAGTTATGTTATCCATTTAATCCAGTTTATAGAAAGCTCACGCAGCATTAAGATATGGATAAAACAAGAGGGCGTAATTCTTTTATGGAAAGAGTTTAACTCTCAGATGCCAGTGTCAATAGAATATAATATTAATTTTTAATGAAGTCACCTTTTTATTTTATAGCCAAACCTTTAGACGATAAGCGTTATACTAATACTAAAAATATAGAAGGGATGGAGATAGTAACTAGCACTTCAGAGGAAAACCATATGGCCTCTAACAGACAAGGAGTGGTGGTGGCAACTCCTATAGGATACAAAGGGGAGATAAAAAAAGGAGATATACTTTTAGTTCATCATAATGTGTTTAAGTATTATAATGATATGAAGGGTAGGCAAAAAAGTGGTAAGAGTTTTTTTAAAGACAATTTGTTTTTTATAGAGCAAGACCAGTTTTTTATGTACAAGCAAGACGGAATGTGGCATTGCCATGACAGGTATTGTTTTGTGCAACCCGTCCCCAAAGAAGATTCTTTTATATCAAAACTAGGAACAGAAGAGCCCTTAATAGGCATTATGAAATATTCAAATGATTACCTATCTTCCCAAGGTGTAAACCCTGGAGACAGAGTTTGCTTTAAACCAGAGAGCGAATATGAATTTCTGGTGGATAATGAAAAGTTATACAGAATGTATGACCACCAAATAACACTAAAACTATGAAATCCGAAGAATTAAAAAAAAGCATTATAGAGGCAGGGCGTAGAGCCGTAGAGCAATTAATTAAAGTTGCTAAAGAAGATATTATTAAACCAGACCCTGAAGATGAGCTTGCGGCTGATAGATTAAAAAATGCAGCAGCAACCAAAAAGCTAGCGATATTCGATGCGTTTGATATATTAAATAAAATAGATTCCGAAGAAGAAGTATTAGAGACAGGAAGCACAGTAGATAAAACAAACACCACCCAAGGATTTGCAGAAAGACGTTCAAAATAATTTATATCACGTAATAAAAGATTATGTGCCTAAGGCTGTTCTGACTAAAAAGAACAGGGGGAAAACGTGGCTGTATGGGTATAATGAAAAATATGATTTTATTGTTATATCTAAAAGCGGTCAAGTAGGAGATATAATAAATATAAATGGCTTAGCTATAGGACTACCCCTACCACCAAAAGAAACATTTAAACGTTCTGATAAAAAAGAAAAACAGTATTGGGAAAGACATGAGCTTCCAAGAGAGCTAGCTAGAATCAATTCTATTTTTCAATGGAATGAATATCCTCCACAATTTAAAAACAAATGGGTAGATTATATAGAGGCTGAGTTTGATAAAAGAGAATTAGGCCACTGGTTTTATAATAATGGAAAGCCTACGTATCTAACAGGCTCTCACTATATGTATTTACAATGGACAAGTATTGATGTAGGATATCCTGACTTTAGAGAGGCTAATAGAATATTTTTCCTTTACTGGGAGGCGTGTAAAGCAGACAAAAGATGTTTTGGTTTAGATTATTTAAAAATCAGACGTTCTGGATTTTCTTTTATGGGTTCTTCAGAATGTGTTAATATAGGAACATTGGTTAGGGATTCAAGGGTAGGTATACTATCTAAAACTGGAGCGGATGCAAAAAAAATGTTTACCGACAAGGTTGTTCCTATAGCCAATAGATTACCTTTCTTTTTTAAACCTATTCAAGATGGTATGGATAAACCTAAAACTGAACTAGCGTTTAGAGTTCCAGCAGCAAAAATTACTAAAAAGAATATGTATACTGTGTTAGATGAAGAGCTAACAGGATTAGACACAACTATTGACTGGAAAAATACAGACGACAACTCATATGATGGGGAGAAATTATTACTCCTTGTACATGATGAATCAGGAAAATGGATAAAACCAAATAACATACAGAACAACTGGGGGGTTACGAAGACTTGTTTAAGATTAGGAAGTAAGATAATAGGAAAGTGTATGATGGGCTCTACCTCTAATGCGTTAAGCAAAGGTGGTGACAATTTTAAAAAATTATTTGAAGATTCTAATGTAGACAATAGAAACGCAAACGGTCAAACTAAAAGCGGATTGTATTCTCTTTTTATTCCTATGGAATGGAACATGGAAGGGTTTATAGATAAATTTGGAATGCCTGTATTTTATAAGCCCACTAAACCGGTTTTAGGAGTAGATGATGAGTGGATAACAATAGGGGCGATTGACTACTGGCAAGCCGAGGTGGAATCATTAAAAAAAGATGCCTCTGCGCTTAATGAATTTTACAGACAGTTTCCTAGAACAGAGTCGCATGCTTTTAGAGATGAAAGCAAATCTTCTTTGTTTAATCTAACTAAAATATATCAACAAATAGATTATAATGACTCTTTAATAATAGAGCATCATATAACAAGGGGGAGGTTTTATTGGAAAGACGGAGTAAAAGACTCAGAGGTTATATGGACTCCCGACACAAGGGGGAGGTTTAAAGTGTCATGGACACCTAATCATGTCCTTAATAATAAAAAGATACAGAAACATGGAATATATTTTCCTGTAAACGAACATATAGGGGCTTTCGGGTGTGATTCTTATGATATATCAGGAACAGTAGGCGGTGGAGGTTCTAATGGGGCATTGCACGGGCTGACTAAATTCAATATGGATGAAGCTCCAAGTAATGAGTTTTTTTTAGAATATATTGCTAGGCCACAAACAGCAGAGATATTTTTTGAAGAAGTATTAATGGCGTGTGTATTTTATAGCATGCCTATACTTGTAGAGAACAATAAGCCTAGATTATTATATCATTTTAAAAATAGAGGGTACAGAGGGTTTTGTATGAACAGACCAGATAAATATTATAACAAGCTCTCAAAGACAGAAAAAGAATTGGGAGGTATTCCCAACACCTCTGAGGATATCAAGCAGTCTCATGCAGCCGCTATCGAATCATATATAGAAAAACACGTTGGTCTAGATTTAGAAGCAACCTATAGGCCTCAAGACGAGATGGGTTCAATGTACTTTACCAGAACTTTAGATGACTGGGCAAGGTTTGATATTAGTAACAGAACTAAGTTTGATGCTAGTATTAGCTCAGGTTTAGCTATCATGGCTAATCAAAAAAACGTTTATCTTCCAAAGAAAAAAGAGTCAAAAATAAGTCTTAACTTTGCAACATATAATAACAAAGGAATTTTAAGTGAATTAATGAGATGAAAGAAGTTACAATAAATATTTCATCTGTAGGCTTTCCTAGTCAATTTGTGTCAGACGCAGAAAAGGAGACTTACGAGTTTGGATTACAAATTGGACAAGCAATACAATACGAATGGTTTAGAAAAGACTCTAATGGTTGTAGGTATTATAGTCAGTGGAGAGATTTTAACAGACTACGCCTTTATGCCAGAGGAGAACAGTCGATTGCTAAGTATAAAAATGAGTTAGCAGTTGATGGAGATTTATCTTACCTTAACTTAGACTGGACTCCAGTTCCAATAATCCCCAAATTTGTAGACATAGTAGTTAACGGAATGTCAGACAGGCTTTTCAAAGTCAGCGCTTATGCGCAGGACGCCCTGTCTCAAGCTAAAAGAAGCAAGTATCAAGAAATGATTGAGGGGCAAATGGCCGCTAAAGATGTTTTAAGTATTATTCAAGAAGGCACAGGTTTTGACCCTTTTCTTATGAATCCTGATGAACTACCTGCGAGTGATGAAGAGCTAAGTTTGTATATGAACTTAAATTATAAACCAGCGATTGAGATAGCCGAAGAAGAGGCTATCGACACAATGTTTGCGGAGAATCACTATGATGATATTCGTAAGCGGTTAGATTATGATATGATGGTAACAGGAATGGCGGTAGCCAAACATGAGTTTTTGCCTGGCGCAGGAGTGGATGTTTCGTACGTAGACCCTGCTAATGTGGTGTATAGCTATACAGAAGACCCGCACTTTAAAGATTGTTTTTATTGGGGGGAAATCAAAACAGTTCCTATAGCGGAGTTACTTAAAATAGACCCCACCCTTACAAAAGAAGATTTAGATAAAATATCCAAATACAGCCAAACATGGTTTAACTATTTTAATGTTGCTCAGTTTTATGAGAATGACATCTTTTATAGAGACACCTGTACATTAATGTATTTTAATTATAAGACTACAAAAAAAATAGTTTACAAGAAAAAGATTTTAGATAATGGGAATATGAGGATGATAGAAAAGGATGATGGGTTCAATCCTCCAGATGAAATGATGGAAGAGGGGAATTTTGAAAAAATAGAAAAAACAATTGATGTTTGGTATGATGGGGTTATGGTAATGGGCACTAACATTGTATTAAAATGGGAACTTGCCCAAAATATGGTAAGACCGAAGTCCGCTTCGCAGCATGCTATTCCAAACTACGTAGCTGTTGCTCCAAGAATGTATAAAGGTGTAATTGAATCTCTGGTTCGAAGAATGATACCTTACGCAGATTTAATTCAGATGACACACTTAAAACTTCAACAAGTAATAGCTAGAACAGTTCCAGATGGAGTATATATTGATGCAGATGGTTTAAACGAAGTTGATTTAGGAACAGGGGCAGCTTATAATCCTGAGGACGCATTAAGATTATATTTCCAAACTGGTAGTGTAATTGGTAGAAGTTATACACAAGAAGGAGATTATAACCAAGGTAAAGTTCCTATACAACAGCTCACAAGCAATTCAGGAGCTTCTAAGACACAAATGCTAATCGCTAACCTCAACCACTACTTAGATATGATAAGGGCCGTAACAGGTTTAAATGAAGCGAGAGACGGAACGATAGCAAATTCAGACGCTTTAGTTGGAGTTCAAAAGCTAGCTGCATTAAGCTCTAATACTGCTACCCGCCATATATTAGATGGAAGTCTTTACATATATCGTACGTTAGCCGAAGCGCTAACTTATAGGGTAGCAGATATTTTAGAGTATTCGGATTTTAAAGAGGATTTTATAAATAAAATAGGGAAATATAATGTAAGTATATTAGGAGATATTGCAGAGTTATATATATATGACTTTGGAATCTTTATAGAACTTTCTCCTGATGAAGAACAAAAAGCCATGTTAGAGCAAAACATTCAAATGGCTCTTTCTAAACAAGATATTAATTTAGAAGACGCCATTGATATTAGAGAGATTAAAAATTTAAAGCTTGCTAATCAATTATTAAAAGTAAAACGTAAAGCAAAAGAAGAGGCAGATGAAAAGAGGGAATTACAAAAACAAGCTATGGTTGCTCAACAGCAATTACAATCACAACAAATGGCCGCTCAAGTAGCTGCTCAAACACTTGAAATGGAAACTCAGGCTAAAATGCAATATAGACAAGCCGATATTGCTTTTGAAATAGAAAAACAAAAAACCGAAGCTCAGTTAAAATCTCAGCTTATGGAGCAAGAGTTCCAATATAATCTTCAACTTCAAGGGCTAACACAAGCACAAATTTCGGGGCGTGAAGATGAAAAAGAAAAAGCTAAAAGCGACAGAATAAGCCAACAAAATACTCAGCAATCCGAGCTGATAAATCAGAGGAAAAACAATTTACCCCCTAAAAACTTTGAGTCAAATGAAGACTCGTTAGACGGGTTCGACCTAGCTGAATTTGAGCCTCGATAGTGTGTTTAAATTTTCACTAACTTTGCAATTAAATTAAATTAAATTAAATCAAATGGATATAAAAGTAAGAGAAGTCACGGCTGAAGAAAAGTCGAGTCAAGAAATAGAGCAAGAACTGCTAGATAAGCATGAGCAAAAACAGGAGCAAGATGCTCCCGTACAACAAGAGGAGGAAAAAAGTGTCGAGAGCGCTAGTCAACCTGCTCAAGTAGAGGTCACAGAGAGCTTAGAGGCTGATAAAAAAGAGGAGGAAGATGTTAAGGAGGGTGAAGTAGAAGCCCCAACCGAAGAAATAAAAGAAGAACAACCTCCAGAATTAAAGGAGATTGAAGAAAATGATGTTCTTTCATATATTGGACAACGATACGGCAAGGAAATTAATTCTATAGATGAATTAATTAGCGCACGTGAAGAGGGAGAAAAACTCCCCGAAGACGTGGCTACCTACTTAAAGTATAAAAAAGAAACAGGGAGAGGAATAAGTGATTATGCAAAATTGCAGAAAGATTATTCTGATTTAAGCCCTGACGCTTTGCTAAAAGAGTATTTAACAATAACTGAAGAGGGATTAGACCCTGAAGATATTGACTCGATGATGGATGATTTTACTTTTGATGAAGAAGTACATGAACCAGCTGAGATTAAAAAAATAAAACTAGCAAAGAAGAAAGAAATTGCTAAAGCTAAAAAGTTTCTTAAACAACAGCAGGAACTATACAAACAGCCCCTTGAGTCAAGGGAAAGTTCTGCCACTGCTAATGAAGAGATAATTGAGTATAGGCAATATTTAGAGAATGCTAAAACACAGCAAGAAGAAACCAAACAAAGAAGCGAATGGTTTGTCAAAAAAAGCGACGAGGTATTCAGCCCTGAATTTAAAGGTTTTAAATTCAACACCGGGGACTCTGAGGTGGTTTATTCACCAACCAACGCAGCTGAGCTTAAAAAAGCTCAACAAACTCCTCTAAATTTTATTAATAAATATTTAGACAAACAGGGGTTTATTAAA